GCCACGGTCGGCTTAGCGCTCGGGCTGGGGGAGCGGCTCTTCAAGCAGGAGGGCGGCGTCAAGCTGATCAACAAGTTCTGCAAGCCGAAGAAGCCAACCAAGAAGAACCCAGCCCTACGCTGGACCCCGGAGATGGTCCCGGACCAGTGGAAGCAGTTCAAGGATTACTGCATCCAAGACGTCGTCGCCGAGACGGCCGTCTGGAAGAAGCTGCACAAGTGGCGGCTGCCCGTTGTCGAGCAGCGGTTGTGGGAGATCGACCAGCGTATCAACGATCGCGGCATCCAGGTTGATCTGAAGCTGACGGCGGCCGCTCACCGCATGGGCTCGATGCACCGGGCCAAGCTGGTCGAGAAGGCGCAGGAGCTCACCGGGCTGGACAATCCGAACAGTGTTAAGCAGCTGATCGAGTGGCTGAACAGTCAGGACGACTTCGACCCCGAGGAAGAAACCGACGTCGAGGATCTCCGGAAGAAGACCGTCGAGAAGATTCTCGGGCGGGACGACCTGGCCGAGGTGACGCGCAAGGTGCTGGAGCTCCGGCAGCAGATCGCCAAGTCCTCCCTGAAGAAGTACGAGACGCTGCTGCGCGCGACCTGCGACGACAGCCGCATCCGTGGAACGATGCAGTTCTACGGCGCAAACCGTACCGGCCGCTGGGCTGGGCGCCTGCTGCAGGTCCAGAACCTCCCGCAAGGGATGATCGAAGACTTGGGCGTGCTGCGTATCACCCGGGACGTCGTGATCGCTGAGGACTACGAAGCGCTCTGTTTCATGTTCGGTTTCGACAACATCCCCGGCGTGCTGGCCACCCTGATCCGGACCTGCCTGGTTGCGGCACCGGGCAAACGCCTGGTCGTCGCCGACTTGTCCGCCATCGAGGCACGGGTGATTGCCTGGTTCGCCAAGTGCGAATGGCGCCTTGAGGTGTTCCGCACGCACGGGAAGATCTACGAAGCCTCTGCCTCGGCGGCGTTCAAGATCCCGTTTGAGGAGTTCAACACCTATAAGAAGCAGACGGGCAAGCACCACCCGGCCCGGAAGAAAGGCAAGGTGATGGAGCTCGCCCTCGGCTATCAGGGTGCGGTCAATGCCATGGTCACTATGGGCGCCTTGGACATGGGCATGACCGAGGAGGAGCTGCAGCCGATGGTCGATGCCTGGCGCCTAGCCAACCCGGACATCGCCGGTGTGAAGAACAGCAAGGGCTGGCCCGAGGGCGGCCTGTGGCGCGACGTCGAGAATGCCGCCAAGAAGTGCATCCGTTCAAAGCTGCGGCAGGAAGTAGCGGGCTGCGTCTTCCGCTACGCCGGGGGCAACCTGGTGATCACCATGCCGTCGGGGCGCCACCTGTTCTACGTCAGGGCGCACCTGGTGAAGGAGGGAAAACGCGAGCAGATCTGTTACTGGGGCGTCGATCAAAAGACGAAGCGCTGGGGACTGCTGAAAACATACGGCGGGAAGCTGGTCGAGAACATCGTCCAAGCCTTCAGCCGGGACATCTTGCGGGAGATCCTGTTCGATCTGGACGACAAGGGCTACCACCCGATCATGCTGGTGCATGACGAGGGCGTCCTTGAGGAAGAGATCGGATTTGGCTCGCTGGATGATGTCCTCAGCTCGATGAGCGCTGAGGTGAAGTACGCACCGGGGCTGCCACTGAAGGGCGCCGGATTCGAGAATGATTTCTACATGAAAGATTGATATGACAACTGAACAAATGATCCAAGACGCCGGGCTGACGGCGCCGCGCATCACGCCGAACGACGTGCTGGGCAACGTCGTTAGCGAGCACTATTTCACCGCAGCCAACGGGGTGATCGGCGCCAACCTCCCGATCAATGGCCCGGTCACCACAGTGCTCAGCCTGCTGACCTTCTGCGTGCTCACCTTGAAGAACGGTTTCCCGGTCACCGGTGAGAGTGCCTGTGTCAGCTTTGAGAACTTCAACGCAGCCATTGGCCGCAAGGTCGCCAAGGATAACGCCATCGAAAAGATCTGGCCGCTTATGGGTTACGCCCTGAAGGACAAGCTGGCCGCCATTACTGAGTCGGAAGGGGGTGAAGCATGAACGGCTACATCGGCATGAACGGCTACATCGGCACGAAGGTCATCAACGCTATGCCGATGACTCGTCTGGACTACAACCGCGTCAGAGGCTGGGAGCTCCCGGCCGACGAGAACGGCGACGACGTGGGCTACTTGGTTGAGTACCTCGGCGGTGGCCAGGCCAACACGCCGTTCTATGACGGGTATGTCAGCTGGTCGCCGGCCGATGTCTTCCACCGAGACTACCGTCCGGAAGGTCAATTCACGTTCGGTGATGCGCTCGTCTGCCTGAAGGCTGGCTACCGTGTGGCGCGCACCGGCTGGAACGGCAAGGGCATGTGGCTCGCGTTGTCCGGACCGCTGGAAGGTCGGCGTATTCCTGCCGATCAATTCTGGTCACCGCAGAATGCACGCTTTGCTGAGCAGACAACGGATGGCTGCGCTAGGGTGCTGCCCTGCATCACGATGAGAACCGTTGACGGCAGCATCCTGATGGGCTGGCTCGCTAACCAGACTGACATGCTGGCCGAAGATTGGGAGACAGTAGAATGACCATCGAGCAGACACTTGCCGAACGCGGCAAACGGTATGGTGAGTTCGCAGACCACGCTGAGCTGTCGCAAGGGCTGAAGCAGGCCTGCCGCCCGTCATCGTTGAAGCGCTGGAGATGATCCAGCACAAGATCGCCCGAATCCTCAACGGCGACCCGACCTACACGGACAACTGGCACGACATCGCCGGTTATGCCACGCTGGTCGAGCAGCACTTGCTGAAGGCTAGGCCGGCTTCAAATGATTGGATGGCACCGATCGATCCCGTGACCACAACCAAGCTGCGGGATGCGCTGGACGAGGTAAGGATGAGGATGCCACCAACGCCCTTTGATTTGTCAGCTGTTGCCTACGGTTCGACCCCGCAGCGGAGCTGGGTCTGCACCCGTGGCATCGCGGATGGTCCAGGTAAGCTGGTGCCGATCGGCGATGCCTGTCCCATCTGCTACACCTTGAAGTAGTTCCCCGCCCCAGTCAGCTGGCGTTCGCCAGACCGGAGATCAGCCGGAGCCCTGATCAACCTCCATAGAAGGAAGGTTTGCGGGAAAAACTGACTGGGGCACCTTGTTAGCTTGGCTAACATTTGATAAGATGCGCTAACACTTTGCGAGAGACAACGATGCCGCTCAACCACCCACAAATCGAAATGTTGCTGGACGCAGGCCTAGTCTATAACCAGCAGGAACTCGTCTCCCTGTACGAGAAGGGCGTGATCCAGAAGTACGAGAACCGGGCGATCAACCCGGGGTCGCTGGACATCCACCTTGGCAAGACAATCCAGATCGAGCGCTACAACGAGTCGGGCCGTCCGATCAGCTACCGCAAGCGGGAAAAGCTGCCGATGACCACGGTCGACATCAGTGAGAAGCCGTATGTATTGCGCCCGGGTGAGTTCATCCTGGGCCACTCTGTCGAAGTGTTCGACTTCCCCGAAGACCTTGGCGCCCTGTTCCGTATCAAGTCCAGCCAGGGTCGCATCGGCTTTGAGCACCTCGACGCTGGCTGGGTCGATCCAGACTTCGCCGGTTCGCTGACCCTGGAATACAAGTCAATGTTGCAGTTCAACTCGATCGAGATCCAGTACGGTGACCCGATCGGTCAGCTGCTGTTCTTCCCAATGGAAGAGGTGCCGGCGCACCTGTCCTACAAGAAGGTCGGTCGTTACGGCGGCAGCACGGGTGTGGAGCAGATCAAATGAACGACGTTCTAGCCATCGCAACCAAGGCCGTACAGATCTACGCCGAGACGCACCCGCGCCCGGTACAGGTAACCCAGGAGCAGGCTGCTGAAATGCTCAGCCTGTCCCGGGCAACGATCAGTCGGATGGTCGCCGCGGGGCATATCCGGCTGAACAAGTTTGGCCGCATCCCCATGGCCGAGATCGACCAGATGTTGAGTAGCATCAGGAATGGCTAAGCCATTCTTGTTGGTATTCGTACTGACAATGAGGCCTTGTTGGTTTTTGCCGATTGCACATCGGTGTCCCCCTCTGGACGACATAACCCGGGTGGCTCCCGGTAATGTGCTTGCCTGACACCCGGGAATAGACCGGGGCTTACACTGGAGAGCTCCTGAATAGGGAACAAACTGGAAAACTGCCGCTTCAGGACCGGCAGTATTAAGGGAGTTCTCCAGTGTGAGTGGTAAGGGAATCCTCCCGTACCGGGTTATCACTGAGGGGCACGGCCCACTCACAGCTTGGTTGGCCCTCTGGGAGGAGCAAGGATTCCAAATCCTGGCAGCGCGGTTCGATTCCGTGGCTGACCGCCATCACAGCCGGCCGGCGATGTCCTCGGCTTTCGGGTTGTAATAGACCATCGCCATCTTCGGATCGGACCAGCCACATATTTTGCAAAGAGTCAGGACATCCACCTTCCGTGACATCCACGTCGCGGCGGTGTGCCTGGCATCATGGAAGGTGAAGCCCGACAGCCCGGCCCGGTCCCGGTACCGGCGGAACAGGGCGTCCAGGGTCTGGCTCTTCAGGCTGAAAACACTCTCTGCATCCCAGCCCCGCATCCGCTCAAGGGTGCGCGCAGCCTTCGGGGAGAGCGGCACATCCCGGCTTCGGTCGCTCTTGGTGTCAGGCAAGTGGCAATACTTCGGGAAGACATTCACCCAGGTGAGCCCGGTGAGCTCGCCAGCGCGCATCCCTGTACGTAGCGCGGCAAGGAAGAGGACCGCAGTTGCCTGGGACACTGAGCGCACCGGGCGCCCCGGGTTGTAATCCATAGCTGACAGCATGGCCCGGATCTCCCGTGTCGTGATCGTGCGCTTGCGGTGCTCGGGTGCCCTTGGTTTCTTCAGGTCACGCCCCGGGTTGGCTCCCAGCCAGCCCCATTCTTTCCGGGCGATCTCGAAGACTGAGCCGAACAGCTTGATCTCCCTGAGCACGGAGCTCGCCGATACGGACTGCAGCCGGGTGTCCCGCCAAGCCGCCAGGTCTGCGGTAGTGACGTCGCCGATCGCCTTCTTGGCCTGGGCAAATTCCTTGCCGAGTTTGGCCAGCCGGACCTGCTCCCACCGCTCGCCCTTGTGCGTCGTGGCGACCTCGTTGTAGTAGCGGTCGAAGGCTTCCTGCAGCGTGTGTTTCTTTTCCGTCGGCACCGGGGGAAGGGTGCGGAGCTCAGTCTCTCGGGCCGAGGCCCATGCTTGCGCCTCCCGTTTCGTGCGAAACTGTTTCGTTGCGCGCGTACCGCTCACATAGACGGCGGCGCGGAACCCACCTTTGATAGGAAGGATAGAAGCCAT